TCCAAACCTAAAATTTCGTAATTAGTTGTAACCGTTCCGCTGATTGTAATCTCTTCAATACTTGAAACTGGTCCAAATGGCAAATCAAACAATCCGTTTGTTGTATCTAAATAGTAAGTTCTATTTTTTGAAACAATATCCCTTGAAATATAGTTTTCGCACCATATGCGGGCCTGAATAATCATTTGTGAAATTAGACTGTCATCTGACGCCGTATCAATACGAACATAGTCTTTAACCTCTTGCGCCGTTAAAATTTCATTGCCTATTTGTGAATTGATTTTAATTTGTCGCATCGTCTTTGATTTCTATATATTCAACTTTTAATTCTTTTGTTTCAAATTTAGCTTTATTCTTTTTTGTAGCAAATCCTTTTTTTATCCAAACTTTAGCAATGTTGTCAGGCAAATTTATAGTATCGCCTTCATTCAATCGTTTTCCGTTTCTTAAAATAGGTTGTTTAATTTTTAGCTTCATAATCTAAATTTTTGTAAAAATACAAAAAAACCGCCACTATTAAATAGCAACGGTTTTTAACAAAACAAATATGAAAACATTATGTAAATACAAAGTTATTAAAATAATCTTTACTATGAATGTTTTTTCCTAAAGTTATATTTTTTATTTTACCATTATTTTTGAAAATATAAAATCCTTTGTGATGTTTTACATAAATGGCAAAATAGTCAACATCTTTTTTTGAATAAGGTTTTTGTACAGATTTTCTAATATAACAACGAACAACATCCTTTTTTTTATCTACTGATTTAATTTGTATTTTTTTAAAACCTTTTCCAGTATCAATAACACAATCATAAGGCGAAGCGTCTAACAAAGGAAAAGAAATAAAAAAACCTCTAGACATCACCTCAACCGCAAATTGATATTCAGCAATGCAACCTATTAAATTAACATCCATATACGCCAAATATAAACAAAAAAAAGGTAAGCCATATTGTTGGAAGTGCTTACCTTTTGGAATAAATTAAAAATATAACAACGTATTAAATACAAGTACATTGCAAATGTATATAAAAAACCGCTACTAAAAAAATAACGGCTTTTTTTTTATTCTTTATTTAAAATTAAAGATATAAATATTAGAAATAAAAATATTGATCCAATATAGTCCTTAAATAATATTATTTGTCTAATTGCAGCAAATCCAAATATTAGAATTAAACTAAATTTTATTTTATTTTCCATATTACATCATATCAGTATTAAAACAAGTTTGTGAACAAACGCCTTCCCAGTCAATAGCTTTGTCGCAAACAGTACAATTAAATTCCTTTTCGTCTTCTGGGCAATATTCGTAATAATTCATATTTTAAATTTTAATTTTTAAATCTTGTTCCATATAGTAAATTTCACGCTCTAAATAATCGACCGCCTTTTCCAAATCTTTTATTTCGTTTTCCTTTTTTCCTGCTCTACAAACGTATTTAATTACATTGCCGAGGTTAAAAGATAAATCATAATCCTTTATAACATCGATTAAATCGTAATCTTTGCCATTTTCATAATGTTCTGGTATGTTACTCATATTTTTAAATTTAATAGTCTTAAAACGGCTCTTTTAAACCTTTTAAGAATTGTTTGTTGTTGTATTTCTTTTAAATGTTGAATATTTTTTATAAATATCTTTTTTTTATTCTTAATGATATACAATTTTTTAGAATCAAAAGACATTTTATATTTCTTTAATATTTATTTTAACTTCTTTTAGCCAATCCTCAAAAACAATTTGTTTTTCGATAAAAACTTCAGGCGAAAAATCTTTTTTAACATACTCGTTTTCTATTTTATCAATAACTTGGTTTTTGAAAACTTGTTCTAAATATTCTAAATAAACAAGTTCAGTTTTTTGAGTTGTGCCAAAAATATATTGATCTTTAAAAACTTTATTTATTTGTTCTTTTGGTATTCTAAAATTTTTATAAAACGTTTTATTATCTAATTCAATTATTCCTGTTCTTTTTAAAACAACAGAAAATTCATATTTAAAACAATCTTTGTTTAGGTATTTAATCGCTTCAATCATTGTAAATATTTTTAATACTTTCTTTTACTACTTTTATTTGATTTATTTCAGCTTTTAATATCTCAACTTCAATATCTTTTTTTAAAAGTATTAACTCGTTTACTACATAGGTTTTCTCTAGTGTGCTGAATAAATCTATTAATTTGTTTAATCGTTCCATATTATATTACTTTTATTTGACCGTTTCTATAATGTTTACATATTAAACCAGTTTTTAAAATAACTGTCTTAAATGGCACTAAATTCCTGTTTTCTTTAAACTCTCTGATCTCTCTTTTAATTGTTTTCATAATGTTTAGTTTAATGGCGGTTTTTACACCGCCGTTTATTTTTATACCCATTTTTCTTCAACTGTCCATCTTGAACCTAATTCTGTATTTGCTGATATTGGCTCTATTGTTCTGCTTTCAACATTCATAATATTAACCCATTTACCAAATTGATCTGAATAAGAGTCTAATATTATAGCTTCTAAATTAATGTTTGACATATCGTTATAAAATACGATTGTTCCAATTTTAAGTTCTGAAAAAGTAGTTGTAATAGTTTCCATTTTATTTTGTTTTTGTTTTGTTACGTCTTATTGACACTCCAAAGATAAAACCTTTTTTGTAATTAAAAAAATATTTTCAGTTTTTTTTTAAAGTTTTTTTTCATTTTGTTTTGAAACCCCTATAAATAAAGGGAATAAAAAAAGGCCTAGAAATTAATCCAGGCCCTTCTAAATATAAAAATTTACTTACTATGCAGTTTCTAAAGCTGCTTTTGCAGTTGCAAATGATCCGTTTACAAATGCATTTGGTAAATAGTTAGTTAAAGCAATTCTCTCGCTTACTCTTACTGTTACAAATCCATCTCTTACGTTAGTTCCGTCTTCTCTAAAGAATTCAACATTTAAACCATCTCTAACCCATAACTGAGTACCAACGCTGAAGTTTCCAATTAAGAAAGTTCCAGCAGCGATTGCAGTATTTAATACAACTTTTACGCCCATAAATACAGGTTGTAATCCGTTATATACTTGGTCTTTTAAATAGTTGTTTTGAGTATCTTTTAACAATAGTATTTTATGAAAATCACTTGGATTTAATAAAATAGTATCAGCGTTATAGTTTGCTAAAGCTAACTGATTTAAAGAAGCAACAATTACGTCAAACTCATTTGCAGATTCAACAGTTCCAGCTAAAGAACCAGCAGCAAAGTCAGCAGCATCTCCAATGATTCCGCTTAATTGTGCACCTGATCCAGTACCGCTTAATATTTGAGTGTCCTCAACTTCTAAAAGTTTTTCAGGCGCTCTTGTTGAAATATAAGAAGTCAATTGTGGCGTATCTGCTAACATCTCTTCAGAAATGCGGAAATAAGTTCCAATTTTTCTAACGTTAGCATCGCTTGCAGTCATATCAAAATCAGACTGTGTTAATGTTGCACCTTCAGCAGTTGCAGCAGCACCGTTTGAATATCCGCTTTCTTTTACATATCTTACAACGTCAGACTGAGTAGAACCTTGCGCCAATAATTGTCTAATGTGAACTGGTCTTGTTGGATCAAACTTATATCCTGGAACTCTATCCGCTGGAATAACCTCACCTGTGAAGTCAGCAGCAACAGTCATATCAGCTTTAATCTCAAAAGATGCAGATCTTGATTGACCTTTTGACATTGCTTCAATTGCACCGCCTTCGATAGCTTCGTTTAATGCACTTTTAAAAGTCATTTTTTTAGTTGCGCTAAATTGTTTTTTGTTAGCTACTTCCATAGCATCNAAACGCTCGTTNATTTTGTTACCTAATTCAGTAACTTCATTTTTAGCAATTTCACTTGCTTTAACTACAACTGCATCAATTGCGTTGTTGTTTGATTTTTCGATTTTTGAATCAATAGCTTCATTGAATTGATCCAATTGGTTTTTTAAATTTTCGTCCATTTTTTAGTTTTTTAACGAATTAATTAAATATTTATACACTTCTGAATCATTGTTTTTTACTTCAACATTCGGCGAAGTGATAATTTCGGTCGGCTTCGTGAACTCAATAAATAATGATTTTAATTTTAAAATTTCAGCTTCAATAGCAAAACCCATTTCGTCCGAAATCTGTCCTTTTCTTAATAGTTTAGATAAATTATCATAACGCTTTGACAATTTTTCTACATCAACATTTCCCTTAACGTCTAATATTTTAGCTTGGTCGTTTGCTGCTAATGTAACGGCGCTAATCTCATAAAGTTTAACTTCTGTTATTTCTCTATAATCGCCCTTATTTTGTTTTTGAATTGGCATAATACCGACGCTATTTTCTGTAATAACGCCAGATTTCATTAATTCAACAACATCCTTTCCTAGTTGTGTTTTTGCAATTTCAGCAACGAATACAAGTCCTTTGTCATCTTCATATAATTCCGTCATTTTACCAATTGGCTGATTCATATCGTGTTGATATAAATATTTAACACGATTGCCGTTCTCTTCGATTGTCTTTTTATAAGCGCCTTTTGCAATTACATCTGAATCTGAATCTTTGTTCCCAAAATATGATCCGTATCCTTTAATAATTCCAGCGTTTTCGTCAGCGTCTAGCAATTCGCCCATCGGCGCAGCTTTATATAAAATTGTATTCATTTAATAAAATTTTTGTAAATATACGATTTTTTAAATTTTGTTTAATTCTGCAAATGCAAGTCCTAAACCTATGTTTGATAATTCGCCAACTGTTTGCGCCCCTTGTTTTGGAAAAGGTGCAACGCTGCATCTACAATTAACAACTTCAGCAGCTGGGCCGCTTGGATCTCCAGGATACATTAATAAAGAACCGCCTACCATAAAAGCATCGTTATAAGGTACTGGCTCACTTGCACCAGCTTCAGCGTGTGAACTTCTAGTCCTATCGTCAAAACTTGCAATCCATTCCTTCATCATTTGAGCGCCTGGAAATATCGTTGTTGCGCTTTCCATTGTTGCAAAGTTAGCGGCGTTTGTTGCTTCCGTTTGAACTAATCGCCTTGACTGATATGCAGAATATTTATTGAATTGATTTCTTAATATACGTCCTTTTTCAATAGTTCCTAAAACCATAAATTCAGGATCTCTTAAAAGTTTTTGAGTTAAATCAATTAATGTTTTTTTAGCCGTTCCGCTTACTAAAGTAACTCGTTGCGCACCAACCGCAGAACCTAAAGAAGCAAAACTATTTTGCCATTGATCTACAAATTGATTTGGATTAATTCCTTTTTTTATGTACCTATCGAAGCCTTTTGCGTACCAATTAGCAAAACGTATCCCAATATCCGAATAAAGATCCCTATATATTTTTAAGAAATCATTTTCATTAAATAATAATTGAAAGTTTGTTTGTCCTTCAGCAATAAAAGAATTAATACCTTTATTGTATTCAGATTTATAAAAGCGCCTAACTTTTGACAATTGCGGTTTTTCTGCAATATCGAGTTGCCTCTCAAAATCAGTTTGCCATTTTTGTTTATCTAACTTCAATTAGTCCTCTTTTAGTTTGTTTACCTCTCTAATTGCCCAATCAACGCCAGCAGTTCCACCCCATAAATTCCAAGCCACATAACCGTTGTCTTTCCAAGGCGTATCTTTTAATTTAGGATCTATTTTTGCGTTTTCCCTATGACGATTAAATTGCGCCATTCTTTTAACAACATCTAAAGAAATACTTTCTCTATTAGCTAATTGCGATGCTCTTCGCCAGCCTACTTCAGTTCCAGCAGTAACAACATCACGACCATATTTCTCACGCCATTCAATCATTCTTTTAGCGTTGTTGGTTGCGCTTTGCGGATAATTATTATATGATTCCGCTTTTGTTACTTCACTTTTTTTTTTAGACAAAAATTTATTTACGTCTAAATCTAATGGAGTGTTTTCAACCTCAACATCTGCAACCTTTGTAGGAATTAAATTTGCTGGTATAAAATAATCGTTTAAAGTTTCATTATCTTCGTCAATACCGTAAGACATTACAGAACGCTTTTCGTTTGGCGTTAACCACCAAGCCTTAGCCAATTGATCTACAACCTTGTCGGCCTCTTCCTGCAATTCAGGAATTACTGTAAAATCAAATTCAATACAAAGTTTGTTTCCATATTTAGGCGCCAACCATCTGTTTAATTCGTCTTTAATTTTTAACAATTCAGGAATAACCGCATTTTGATATAATGCTTTTTTAGCTTCCTTCATATTATTGTAAGAACTAGAATCAGTATTATTTAACAATTGTACTGGTACATTATAAATATTACATAAGTCTTTAATACTTGCGTTGTATTGTTCGATTAATGAAACATCTGAAGCGTTTAAACCAAAGTTAACCCAGCTTAATTTTTTAGGCGTTATAATAACGTCCCCAGCATTATCTGAACCTTGGAATTGTCTTCTAAATTTGTCCTTTAATTGTTGCGCTTGTACCTCGTTTAAGTCGCCCTCTTCTGACATTAATAAACCTCTTGCAGTTTGGTTTTGTAAATACTTAACTCCAGTTTGTACGGCTTCGTTATTTGTTGTTAATGTTCTTAATCCAGCACGCAATGGCGATTGACCGTATAAATGAGAACCGCTACCATCATAATAAGGATTAAAGTCTTTTATATGGCAAATTTCAGTTGCTGGTATTTCAAACGTTCCGTTGTATTCTATTTTATATTTTTCAACTGGTTGCATTATACCACCTGAAACAATTTCCATAATTTGCGAAGGCATTACATATAATTCAGAATATTTACCAACTTTTGATCCAGTTTCTGGGCCTATTCCGTAAATATATCTGTTACCAGTTAATTTTCCAAAGGCGATTATTTCGCTTATAAATGAATTATAAGATTGCGCTGGATTTGGCCTATCTAATAACTGATGCAATTCAGTATCCTGTAATTCTACTAACGAACTTTTTTGCAATAATGCAGCTTTGTTTATTGTGGAATTATCAATTGTGCCACTTGTTAAACTTTTATATCTTTTATAATCGTTTTCATTTGTAACCTCGTAAATCTGAAATGGAATTGTTGTTGCAGCTTTTGTAATTAAATTAATAATCGAATAAATAGTTGCGTTTTTTCTGTATCCTTCAGTAATATAAGAATCGTCATTTTCTGTATTCCAAACAATAGACTCGCCAAGCCAGTTATAAATAGCTTTGTTGTAGTTTAGATTTGTATTTTGTGCGTTTTTATTAACGATTGCTTTTAAACGATCTATGAATGAAGCCATATTTTATAATAAATAAAAATTTTCGTAAAAATACAAAATTAAAAATTGTTTTAAACAATAAAGAAATTATTGATTAAATTACGTTCAATAGAATAAGACGTAACGTCAATATGTTCATCGTGTTTAGCATTTGGAAAGGTGCTAACTTGTTGTAAATATGCATCGTTCCAGTTATCCTTAACTAAATAAACTCGACCGCCTTCAATAAATGGCGAAGACGCTCTAGCACGTTCTATTTTAGAATACTTTACAAAGTTTGTTTTTAATTCGCTTACGTTGTACATTGTTTCACGCCTTAACAATTGCACTAAAGATTTACCAGATGCTTTTGGTTCAACTAATATTTGAGATATTGGAACTCCGCAGCTTTTAACAAATGAATTAATAAAGTTTTTTAATTCTGGCATCTCTAAATATTTGTCAATGCTTTTAAAGATATATAAATTATCGCCACTCTTACCGCTTATTTGTATTCCTGTTGGATCGTTCTTTGTATCTTTTGTATATGCGCCATCGATAAACATTTCCCAAACTATATCGCCAGGAACTTCTGCTTTGTTAATCATTTGAAACCAATCTTTTCGCCATTCGCCACCTTCAGGCGGTGAAGGTATTTGCAAATATTGACCGCTGAAAGTATATCTGTCGGCTTGTCTTATTGACTCCAACTCTTCAAAAGAATGTTTTTCAGGCCATAAAGGATTATTATTTTCGTCTAATGCTGCTAATTTTAAATGATGCCAATCCTCGCCTGATCCGCCATCTAATAAATACCCTGACAAATCCTCTTCGTGCAACCTTTGCATTATAACAATTATAGGAACGTCCCTATCATTAACCCTGGATCTAATGGTTGTATTGTATCTATTATTTATAAACGATCGTCTTACATCAGATAAAGCGTCATCAGGCTTTAAAGGATCGTCAATTATAATTGCTCCACCACTACCAGCACC